AAACCTTTCGGTTACTGAGTGGACAAAGGTTGCGGAATGGTGGGCAGGTCGTTTTGAAAATGGTCAAGAACATATTCAACAATATAGAGAACACAGAGACTTTGAGAAATTCCATCACAATCTGACAACTAACTGCGAGCTTCTCCCGACTCGGCAGATAGATGTAGTTTATGATCCATCTCTCACTCTTTCTAAAATTCGTGCAGAGCTTGACAAGAAAGTCAAGAAGAACAACGTAGGTATCGTTATTGTTGACTATATCAACCAAGTAAAAAGATCTAATGTACCAAACCGTAACGGTCAGTATGACTGGACAGAACAGATCGAAGTTAGTAAAGCATTGAAGTCTATGGCGCAGGAACACAACGTTCCAGTGTTTAGTCCGTATCAAACAGATGCTAGTGGTGAAGCTCGCTTTGCTAAAGGTATTCTCGATGCGGCAGATGCGGCTTACGCCTTAGAAACCTGGGATCACGAAGATGGATGTATGACATTCAACTGTGTGAAAATGCGTAACGCATCTATGGACTCTTTCACCTCTGTAGTCGATTGGGAAACTCTCAAGATTGGACCTGAGACAGCTCAGACTCCTTCTGAAAAAGAAGAGACATCCCACAAAGTGGATGAAGCCCCTTTCGACCTCTAGGTGCAAATACATCTTGACAAAGCCTCCCTATTCGTGTATAATATATGTATATTGAATAGGGAGGCTTTTTTTATGATTATTCACGGTGCTATTAACTATGACCAAACAGGCAGAAGAAAGAAAACAACGACAACAAGAACACGACATAGACGACATACTCCAAATGGTACTTCGTCCATTCCTGATTATAGCTATCGTCGTACTCGTGCTGATGATGTTAAATCTCTTGATACGCGGATATGTGATACTAGTGTAAGTCCAGATACTAAGATCAAACAAGAAGTATCTAAAAACTACACTGTCGCAGTAGCTTACAATAAAGGTGCATACCAAGTAATACCAAAAGACGGTATCAAACATATAGGAAAATAATGGATCAAGATACTCTTATAGCAGAAAGCTTTTGGGCATTGTGTGTTAATATGTCCTTAAAAGACTACGAAGAAGCAAGTATGATAGCAACTTATCTTTCTTGCTTTCACGAACATTTCACAGACTCACAATTAGAACAAATGCAGATAACTCTGCTAAGACTTGAACATTTAGCAGGAAAAAAGAATGATAACTAACCCAAGCGACTTTTTATTACCGCATTTCGAAGAACTAGAGCATCTTATAGACACTAAACAGTGGGAAGATGCAGATATCCTAGTAGTGCATTTATCAGAATATATGCACTTATTTGACGCAGAAATGCTTGACAACTATTACGAATGGGTTGATAATATACAGTATGGATTGGGGTATGAATGAACGTATTAGAATTATTAGAAAGTAAGGGTGTACACTATATACCAAAAGGTGCTGACTATGTAGTCAAATGTCTGAATCCAGACCATGACGATAGTAGCCCTAGTATGAGAATCGACCAAGTTACTGGTATCTTTAACTGTTTCTCTTGTGAGTTCAAAGGTAATGTCTTTACTCACTTCGGAGAGAAACCTAATGCAATACAGATGAAACGTGAGTTCTTAAAACGTAAGATACATAATGTAATGGCTCAAAGTATCGGACTGCCACTACCAAAAGGTTATGTACCTTATCAAGGCAACTGGCGTGGAATTAGTCCTGCAACATATAAGAAGTTTGAAGCCTTTACTTGTGAGGCTCCAAACGATGATGGTAGTAGAAACGTATTTACCAGTAGAATTGTGTTTCCAATCCGCGACGGGGTTGGCGACATAGCGGTATTCGTAGGTAGACACACAGGCGATGGTACGCCTAAGTACCTAAACCAACCTGCTGGCGCAAAACTACCGCTATATCCACAAGTAACTCCACTAAAAAGTACTATTATGCTAGTGGAAGGCATATACGATATGCTTAATTTGCAAGACAAAGGAATGACTAACGTAATGTGTTGTTTTGGAGTAAAGAATGTAACTGAGGACAAATTGTCCATACTTCAAATGAAAGGTGTAGATCGTATCGACATATTCCTTGATAACGATGAAGCAGGTCAGAAAGGTGCAGCACATATCATGGAACTGTGCGACAATCTAGGCTTACAGCATCGTACAATACGTTTTGGATCGAAAGAAATTGATCCTGGAGCTTTAACAGAGAAACAAATACAATCACTTAAACAAAAACTTTACTCATAGGAGAGTATATATGACGAGCCCAAAGGTCGCTCTAATAGAGACCAAACCAAGTAAAACCAACTTTGCAGACGAGTTTGATGGCGCATTTGAATTTGATCGCTACCAACTTTGTTCTGACCCTTCTATCAAAAAAGTGCTAAAACGCGACTGTGACATTGACATCAACGTAGATGACTACGATTGGATCATCCTAGTCGGTTCTGACGCACTAAAGTTTTTCACTAAGATTAATTCCGTAACAGAATATTCAGGTAAGAAAGTTGAAGAGAAGTTCTTACCTGTTATCAATCCTGCCATGTTAGCGTTCAAGCCAGAGGCTCGTCGTACTTGGGAGGACAGTAAGAAGTCAATCATCGAATACATCAACGATGAGAAGGAAGATGTAGTAATTGATGAGAGTATTGCTTTTGGTATCCAAGATACTGAAGAAGCTAATGCTTTTATTCAAGCTGCTATTGACGCTCCGCTTGACTACGTTGCACTGGATTCAGAGACCACTGGTCTTTGGCCTCGTGACGGTCACATGTTAGGTATTTCCCTAGCGTATGATGATAAGAAAGGTGCTTATATCGACACTAATTGCTTTGATGAAACAACAGAGTCTTTGCTCCAAGAACTCTTTGACAAGAAGATTGTCGTGTTTCACAATGCTAAATTCGATATTGCGTTCTTTGAGTATCACTTCAACTTCAAGTTCCCTCGTTTTGAAGATACTATGTTACTTCACTACGTTATTGACGAAAACCCAGGTACACACGGTCTTAAATCGCTAACTATGAAATATACTCCATATGGCGACTACGAGAAACCAATGTACGATTGGATTCAACAGTATAAAAAAGAACATGGATTACTCAAAGAACAATTCAGCTGGGATATGATTCCGTTTGATATTATGAAACTTTATGCAGGTATGGATGCACTTTGTACGTTCTTACTCTACGAGAAGTTCATAAAGATCAAACAAAATCCAAAACTTAACTGGGTTTATGAGAATATCCTGATCCCAGGTACTCGTTTCTTGATTGATGTACAAGATAACGGTGTACCATTTGACCGTCAACGTCTACTCATTGCTCAAGAAGTTATGCAGAACGACATTGACAACGCAATAGCAAAGTTGTATGAAAATGAAAAGATTCGTAAGTTTGAGGAAATTCAGGGTAAGCAATTCAACCCTAACTCTACTGTTCAACTTCGTAGCTTACTGTTTGATGCCTTGGGCTTACCCCCAACTGGAAAGAAAACGGGAACGGGCGCAGATTCTACAGATGCGGAAGTCCTTGGCGAGTTGGCAGAGAAATCCGACGTACCAGGACTCATTCTGGACATACGACAAAAATCTAAGATCAAGAATACATACCTTGACAAGATTATACCACAGCTTGACCGTGATAGCAGATTGCGTACAGGTTTTAATCTACATGGTACTACCTCTGGGCGTCTTAGTTCATCTGGTAAGCTAAACATGCAACAGTTGCCACGTGATAATCCTGCTGTTAAGGGCTGTATCAAAGCTGCTCCAGGACACAAGATCATCGCAATGGATTTAACAACAGCAGAAGTATATGTTGCAGCGGTACTAGCAGATGATGAAGAGCTTAAAGATGTATTTAAGTCTGGCGGTAACTTCCACAGTACAATCGCTCACAAAGTATTTAAACTGCCTTGTGAAGTACATGAAGTAGCTGACTTATATCCAGACAAGCGTCAAGCAGCTAAGGCTGTAACCTTCGGTATCATGTATGGTGCTGGGGCAGCTAAGATTGCTGATGAGGTTAGTAAGAGTTCTGGTAAACGCTTTACTAAGAAGGAAGCACAGGAAGCGATCAATGATTATTTCAAAGCGTTCCACAAATTACGAGCTTGGCTAGACAATAACACTAAGTTTATTCAACAGAATGGGTTTGTATACAGTTACTATGGTCGTAAGCGTAGATTGCCTAACGTACAGTCTACAGATCAAGGTATTGTAGGTCACAGTATTCGTTCTGGTCTAAACTTTCTTGTTCAATCTACAGCGTCAGATATTAACTTACTCGGTGCTATTGATATGGGTGCGTACATAAAAGCAAAAGGTATGAAATCACGTATCTTCGCTCTAGTACATGACTCGATCTTAGCAGAAGTTCCAGATGATGAAGCAGATCACTACATGGAAAAACTTGTAGAATTTGTACAGATGGACAGAGGTGTAAAAATTCCTGGTGCTCCTATTGGTTGTGACTTTGAGATTATTCACGAAGATTACTCTAATGGTAAGTTTAGTAAGATGTTCTTAGATGATAATATCCTATAAGAGTCTTAATAAAGTACAGTTCCCTGTCTTTAAGCTACCGTCAGATAACTGGTCTATTGACGATGGATTATTCACAGTAGACGGTATGCTTATAGACGACAAGAACATGCCTGGAGATACCTTAGGAATGCGTAGAATACAAACTCCTTTGGTACTAGGCAAACTAAACCAGTCTATAAACAGTATAACAGGTATTATCAAGAATAAAACCAATACAGCGTATATAGATAGCAAAGGTCGCTACTTTGTTTATGAGAAAACAAAGATGTGTACTTTGAAGTACCACAAAATAACTCAAGTGGTACGCAAAGGTCATGGATGTAGTGTCCATGTATTCGGGGTCCAAGCGGGGTTTGCGGTACCACGCCCTCCTGAATCGGACATAGAGTTTGTAGGTGTTTTATACTTCCATAAACTTCCCTGGAAGCTCTATGAATTTTCAACAGACCGCAAGAAAAATAGGAAAGTGAAGATATAATGGGAAAGAAAAGCAAGACTCTAGCAGGGTCTCAACTCATATTAAATGAGATAGAACCATTAACACAAAACCAAGTACGTGCATTTGAAAGCGAAAAGAACCTAGTTCTTCACGGTGTAGCAGGTACTGGTAAGACGTTTGTCGCTTGTTACCTTGCATATGATGATATGTCTAAAGGTGAGTATCGACAATTAGTTATCATTCGCTCTGCTGTTCCAACTCGTGATATGGGTTTCTTACCTGGAAGCGACAAAGAAAAATCAGCAGTATATGAAGAACCTTACAAGGATGTGGCAGTCGAGTTGTTTCAACGAGGCGATGCCTACCAAATACTCAAACAAAAAGGTTTAGTTCACTTTATGACTACTTCTTTTATTCGAGGAATTACTCTCAATGATTCAGTGATCTTTATTGATGAATGTCAGAATATGACCTTTCATGAACTAGATTCGATCATTACACGAGTAGGTAAAAACTGTAGGGTTATATTTAGCGGTGATTTCCGTCAAGATGACTTTCATAATAAACGCGGAGAAGAGTCTGGATTATCTAACTTCCTAAACGTGCTAGAAAATACAGGCAACTTTGATATGATTGATTTTAAGGTTACGGACATTGTACGTTCTGACTTTGTAAAAGATTATATCGTAGCAAAATACGAATTAGGACTCTAATGAAAGCAGTGATTAGCAACCGAATCTATCTGGAAGTTACACCAGAACTCAAAGATGATTTGTCAAGACAATTAACATACAAAATACCTGGGTTTGGTCCGAACGATCCACCTCAGATTATTAAAAACATGGTACGTATCCGTAGTGACCTAGTATCTATACCATCTGGTAGAACAGATCTAATTCCAGCGGGCTACGAGATTGTTGACAAGCGTTTGCAGGTTCCAGTAGACTTTCCGGAGTTTAAGTTTGATCTGCGTCCAAGCCAACAAGAAGTGTATGACCAAATCGAAGACTCAGCCATTATAAATGCTTGGGTTAGTTGGGGTAAAACCTTCACGGGGTTAGCAATCGCAGGCAAGCTAGGACAGAAGACTTTGGTTGTTACTCACACTGTAGCTCTTCGCAACCAGTGGGCTAAAGAGGTCGAGAAAGTTTACGGATTTAAGGCAGGCATTATCGGTTCAGGGCAGTTTGATATGGAACCTCCTATAGTTATAGGAAATACTCAGACTCTCTACCGAAATCTGGACAAGATAAAGAATGAGTTTGGTACGATTATACTCGACGAAATGCATCACGTATCTAGTCCTACATTTGCAAAGATTATTGACACTAACTACGCTCGATATAAAGTTGGACTGTCTGGTACAATCGAAAGAAAAGATGGAAAGCACGTTGTCTTTCGTGACTACTTCGGATCTCGACTGTTTCAGCCACCAAAAGAAAACTTTTTAGTCCCTGATGTTCATATCGTAAAATCTCAGGTACGATTCATGGATGGTGCTAGTGTTCCTTGGGCGAAACGAGTAAACGCTTTGACCAACAATGAAGAATATGTACAC